CATCTTGGTCACTAACAACGATAGATAAATGGTCTAAAACTATCCACTTACAATCAAAAGATTTAGCATAAGTTCTAATCACATTAAGTAGTGAGTCTTCCGACATACTACCCCAATGGTCATAGAAGTATACATTCTTATCACCTACCGATTTCTGCCATAGAGCCTTTTTATCTTCGGGGCTTAACTCTCTCTCATACTGTGGTATGTGAATAGGTGAGTTAGCTTCGATAGACATCAAGCCTTTAACACTACGCTCAATAGATTCCTCTAAGTGAATGATAGCTAGATTATCGTCAGTCTTATCAAGTATGTATGCCTCTAGTTCCTTAACGACACTAGTCTTACCCATACCCGAACCACTCGTTATAGTTACCAGTTCCTTAGACCTAAAGCCGTAGGTTAGTTTGTTAAGACCTGCCCACGGATAATCAATATTGACGAGGTTCTCATCTTTTAGAAGATGTTCCCAAGTGTCTATACCCTTGACTATTCCCGCAGGTGTGTAAGACTCAGAAGACCACCAAGCATTGGTGAACTCTTTAATCTTACCGTTGATTAACATCTCATTGGCATCTTTCATAGGCAACTTACAGACCTTGAGCTTACCTACAGATATAATATCCTGTACATCTTTAACTGCTTGGAAACCTGCTTGGTCTTGGTCGAAACATAAGACCACATTATCAAAGGACTCGATATACTCTAAGTTCTCCTTAACGTCCCTAGCGGCTGAATTAGCCCCGTTCTTTAGTGAGACAACCTGCCACTTACCGTCAAACATTTCGCTCACAGAAAGGGCATCTATCTCGCCCTCACAGATTGTTAGATACTTACCACCTGAACGATTAGCATTCTGTCCGAATAGACCAGAACCTTTATTAGTTCCAATAATCTGAAACTCCTTAGTTGCGACAGTTCTCTCTTTGTAGCCAATTAAGTTATTGCTATCTTTTGAGTCGTAGTATGGATAGTAGTGTTTGTCTATCTTACCACCTTTGTCGTAGCTTACCGTTACACCAAATTTCTTGGTGATGTCAGAGGAAATCCTTCTATCTTTAATCGTTGCCCCACTTGTACCTCGTGGTGTTACACTTTGCATTGATACTTTCTCCTCGTTAAAATTAGTTCCTGTAGGCTCTTGAGCATTCTTCTCATAGTGTCCACAGGCATTACAATAACCGTGTCCGTCAGAGTAGACCGAAAGGTTATCACCTGACCTGTCCCCACCTGTATCTCTACAGGCAGGGCAGGGCTTATGCTCTACAAAAGTAGAGGGGTTAGGCGAAGAACTCATTCGTTTCTTCGTCAGCAGACTTATAGCCTTCAGTACGCTCACTAACCTTAACAGCAGTTAAGTAAGTAGCGAAGCCGTGTTGGGGGTGTTCATTCCCCTTTTTCCATAGTATTTCAACCTTCGACTCAGCCCCGAAATCGTGTCCGATAGCTTCACCGTCTGAGGTTTTTACCATATCAAAGGATAGAGGATACTTAGTAGAAAATTTACGGGCTTGGTAAGACCCTCCATCTTCTGTCTGAATAGTCCTAACCTTGACACCTTCTTTCTCTAGTGCCTTAGCTTCCTTATCATCAAGGGCAACAGTAAGCGTGTACTTACCAGTATCTTCACCATTGAATTTTTCAGTACTGTCTAGATAGACATACTTTGCTATACCTTTAGTTATCATAATTGTTATATCCTAGAGACCTAGAAAAATAAACCTAAGTTAGCGGTCTCAAGTACTAACTTAGGTCTTTAGATTTAATTAAAGTAATAACCATAATGATTATCACTTTAGCTGAATCTATAGTAATATTTTATCATACTTATCAATCTGAGTCAACCTTAATATCTTCTTTATTTATAATCTCATCATCATCTAGCCAAGTATAGGGGTTAGAGTAGTACCTACAGACAGAGCATAAGTCGACAAACTTAGATTTATCTGTAGGCTCTCTAGCTTTAGACTCCCATTCGTTTAAAACATTATCACAACATTTACATCTCATTTTTAAAACCCCTGTCTAACCACTCGTTATACTCTTTCTGAAATTCAGGGGAGTTTAAGATTTCTTGAGTTGACCCCCTATAGGTACTTTCGTCCTCTATATCAAAAACCAGTTCATCTTTATTCTCATAAGTCCACGGTACACCGTTTATATCAGTCTTCATTATTAATGTCCTCCCTTCCTATAGACCAATCATCATTCTTCATTGAATGTATTCTAGCGTCAAGTTCTGTTAGACCAGAGATTATAGTCTCCCCTGTCGTACCATCTAGTACGAAGTATGTATATTCGGTCTCTTTATATACTTTCGCTAGTCTGCTTATTAGAGGTTTATTTTCCATCTCTACTCCTTACCTTTAGTATCATATCTTGTAGTCTTCCGACAACTCTATCATCTTCATCGTTTAAGACGTTAAAATAATTTAATAGGAAGTCTTCGAACTCGTCTACAATCTCACTTAGGGCGTCATTCTCCCTCTTTAAAGTCCTGTTAATCCTTAACGCTTCATCATTAAAGTGTTTATTTTTATTGGGGTTAGGCATTGTCTTCCTCCTCTCGTTCAAGTGCCTCTTTTAGGGCTTCTTGCTCGTCAAAGTGATTTAAAAGTTTATCACGCATTGCATCTTCTAGTTCTTTAGTCGGTGCATCTATTATTATTTTATCCATTATGTTCATTAGGTTTTATTCTCCTCTAATATATTTAAAAGTCCGTTCAATATAGGGTTAGTCATTATCTCGTACTCTGTTAGTTCTTCTGACCAATCATATATTAAATCTAAAACTTCACTATCTGTTAGTTCTTCTAAATTTTCTAGTGCTTCTGATACTCTACTCATTTTATAGTTCTCCTTAAAAATTAACTGTATGTTCAATCCCCTCGTCAAACAGGGTTTTATAGTGTTCAGCTTTACCCTTATAGAATATAGCTAACTCCATTTTATCATCAAAATCTGCGTCTAGGTGAAGATTTAACATCTTCTTATATTCCGTATAGCAGTCTATTAGGGATACCTCTTTTAGAGGCGTCCAGTCTCTACCGTTTAGATTAATCATTATCTATTTCTCCTTGATTCGATTATGACGTCATCATAACCCCGTTCAATAAAGGTGTTATAAATTTCTTTAGCCTTAGCGTAAGTGATAAAGTTATTCGTAACTTCTGTACCTCCAACCCAAACAGTATATTTTTTAATTTCTTCACCCATTAGGTATGATTTTCTAGTTTTCATAGTATTTTTCCTTATATTATTTAAAAGTGAGCCTCTAGGATTAGATTCTAGCGTACTTCTCCTAGTGACTAAGGGTAAGCCCTGCCTAAAATATAAACTTTAGCTTACCGTGTAGCCTGTGGTCTCTCAGTCGTTGCCGTCTCTTTTTGTGTGCTACTCGCACAGTTATAGACCGAGTTTTTACAGGTATTTTTATTATTTTCTTTGACTGTTGCATATCATTCCTTATTCTTACTAGTAATACGGAGATATACTGGCATAAAGAATGCCATAAACAGCAGACACGACAGAGAGACGCCCGCAATGAATGTCCCAAAGTGTAGTATTAAAGTTTCCATTTTTTTTCCTCCTTGTTATCTTTTAAGATTACTTTTATTAATTCTCTTAGAACCTGACTTGGTAGAAGTCTCCAAATTTCATACGTTGTTTTCTTATCGAACCATTTACGTATTAAATCCATTTCTTCAGTAGCTGTTAATTTTTTTGCGTCCATATTGTAAAAGTTAGTTTTATAGTTCATTTTTATTTATCTCCAAAATATTTATTTAATTTTTCCTCATAGCGTGGATTAAAATCCGTCGTTATCCTATTAGAGAAAAACGGATTCATTATAGCCTCGTATTTTTCTTTCGGTTCATCGTGCCAGTCTATCCAATCTTCAATCGTGTTAAATATGTCTATCGGCGTGATGTTGTTTCTAATCATTATTCTTAACCCGCATTCATAATTTAGACAGTCTCCACGATAACCAATCAAAAGGGAGTCGATAATATCTTTATAATGCTTTAGCTCTTGTTTTGCGTCTTTATAGTTCATAATATATTTATCCTTATAGTTATTAAATTGTACTTCTTTTTCACCTAAAAACCCCCAGTTAAGGGGGTTAGTAGGCTAGATAATAAAAGTGTCTCTATTCGCTGAATTTGTAGCCGTTAAGGTGTACATCATCAGAGAAAAAAGTTATTACTGTATCATCTCCGTAAGGTAGAGACTCAAAAGAGTAATTATCATAAGTCTTTATAATCTGCTCGTGCTTATGTTGTCCTACCCTGTAATGGATACCAAAAGTATCTAGAATGCCATTTATACGCTCTCTAGTTGTTGGAGTTCCCCAACCCGCAAGAGTTACCGATAAGCTATTATCTTGGTTTCTCCACGCTATTTTGTTACCGTGTAGCCATACATTGACACCGTCTGTGTGTGTGTTGCTTACTGTCTTCTTAAATCCTTTATAAAAAGATTCTGCAATTGTTTCCGTTACTTTTCTCATTTTATTTATCCTTATATTATTATTATTGTGGGCTTCTCATCAGTAGCAACCTGCCCAAGTTACTAGACGCCCGAAGGCGTTTCGATTTAATAGTTATAGAGTATTCTAGCACACTTAGTAGAACAAACCAAAGTATCGTACCTCGTAGGCTCTGAACCTCTACCGTAGCCCGTTGGCTCTCCGCAGTTCTGACAGGTAGTGCCCTCCTCCTCTGCTATTAGATTGTTAAGGGCGTCTGATAGTATCTCGCCTAGTTTGTCGTATGCCTTGCGTTCTTCTTCTCTAGTCATTTTAGTTGTCCTCTTATAGTTATAGTGTTTGTGCTTGTACTTCTATTGTATATCCTAACGCTTTAATATTATTTATAGCGTAGCTCGTAAGCGTCTTAGTTTCTGTGAGTCTTGCGAAAGTCTTCGCCTTATCACACACAGGATATATTTTATCAGTCCCAAAAACATTTTTAATTTTTACTGTGATTGTCATTTTATTTTTCCTTATGTTTTGGCTTTTTCTCATCAGTACCGCTTCAGCCGTGGCGATAGACACCCCGAAGGGTGTTTCGATTATTTATATTCTGTTGTCTCCTTAAGTAGTTTCCAGCTATCAAAATCCGTAGAAACATAACTATCTAATTTGAACCACATTAAATGGATTTTCTCGTCATTACTAAGCATAACAAAAGCTACCGTGTTGCTGTGGTGACTAATGTCGCTATCGTGAATATACAATTGTTTCTTGACAAATTTTAAATCTGAATTTTCTAGTGTCACACATTGCAGTTGACCGCCTGTGTTCTCCTCGAACATTTTTGATAGTTCGACTATCTCTTTAACACAATATATATTTAGTTCGTTTTGGTTTGTTGTTGTTGCTGTCATTTTATTTATCCTCTTATTAGTTGTGTTCCACTATGTGAAACCTGTTATTAAATTGCCTTTCTTTGTAACTGCCCCCATTATAATCACAAACGCAAGTAAAAAATCACTTATTTTTAAATAATTTCATAATATGAAAAAATGCTCTAATCGTCCCAAATTCGCCCATATTTGGACGATTGTCTTTTACCCTAGTGATTATATTACTCACCCAATAATAATTGATTTTGATTTCTGAGCCACTTTTTTTCTCTACCCTCTTATACCTAGTGCCTGAAGATAATCTCTCAAATACGGACTATCCTTGAGCCTTACAGCTAACCTGTTGTATTTCCTCAACAAATACTATGGTTTGTTGTGTGTCTGCAACATCTCTGTTGTATTTATACTACAGTATATTAAGTCTCACATAATGAAACAAGTGTTTTACATAATGAGACTACTGTTCCACATATTGACACTCACGCTCTTTTTCTTCTCAGATTCTCTCAAGTTCCACATAGTGAGACTTAGTCCCTTAAGATTTCAGCTTAGTCCCAGCTTAGTCCCTAGATTCTTCAGCTTAGTCCCTGCTTAGTCCCAATTATCACTTATGCAACTTTTGTGGTATTTTTGCAACATAGGGAGGGACACCCCAAGTGGTTCTTATAATTTTAAATTTAGGCTCATAGACAGATGGGAGGGAATTTGGGAAAATCTGTTATTTACTAGAGTAATTCTAGGTGCGGGGAGGGACTTAAGACTTTATTTAGGCTTTACTATTGACATTCATCGAAAAGTATGCTATAATATTACTATAGATTAAAAAAAAGATTCACCTAAAAAGGCTTCTCTTAGAAATAACCTTTTATTATCATTCTAATTACCATTTTAGTTGAAACTATAGTATAACTAAGGAGCTAAAATGAGTAAAAAGAATAAAGGTTCACCAAATTTATACAAAGGTATGCCGTCTTTAAATCCAAACGGTAGACCAAAAGGTAGTGTCAACAAGTATACGGCTTTAAGTAGAGAGTTAATGTCTGCAAAAGGTCCGGAGATTGTACAGAGAGTTATAGACTTAGCACTCGAAGGTGACAGGACTTGTCTTAAAATGTGTATGGATAGAATCCTACCCACAACTAAGGCAGTAGAGTTAAGGTCACAAGAAGGTAAGGGCAATGTTGTAATTAATGTTGGTGGTCTTACTGAAAAAGTAATAGAAGCTGATAAGAAAGAACCTTTAGATTATGAAGAAGGTGTAATAATATCAGAAGAGAATGTAGATGAGACTATCATAAAGATAGGCAAAGGGGAATGAGTAGGGAGTTAGACGTAAGCCTACACCCGGCTCAGTTAGAAATATTTAATAGTACGGCAAGATTTAAAGTAGTAAGTGCGGGTAGACGCTTTGGTAAATCTAGGTTAGCAGCTTGGATATTAATTATTAAAGCACTACAGTCGGAAGATAAGGATGTCTTTTATATAGGTCCTACATTCCAACAGGCTAAAGATATTATGTGGAATATGCTGAAGGAGCTACTTCAGGATACTGACTTAATAGAACAGACCCACGAGAATACAGCTACGATGACTCTAGTCAACGGTAGAAAGATTAGCCTTAAGGGTTCTGACCGACCAGATACTCTGAGGGGCGTGGGACTTGCTTATGTCGTCCTAGACGAATATGCCTCGATGAAGGTTGAAGTGTGGGAACAGATTATAAGACCTACGCTTGCAGATGTAAAAGGTGGTGCGTTATTTATAGGTACGCCCGCAGGTAAGAATCACTTCTATGAAATATGGAAGGAAGCGGATGAGGATAAGAATGAAGATTGGGAAGCATTCCAATATAATTCTACAGATAATCCGATATTAGACCCTGAAGAGATACAAGTAGCTAGAGAGACTATGTCTACCCAAGCCTTCAGACAAGAGTTTGAGGCAAGTTTTGTCTCCTTTACAGGTGGTATATTTAAAGAGGAATGGGTTAAGTATGACGAAACAGAACCAAGAGACGGAAACTTTGTCATTGCAGTCGACCCTGCAGGATTTGAAAAGGTTGAAAAGGAACGTGGTCTTAAAGGTAGTAAGCTCGATGAAACAGCTATTTCTATCGTTAAAATTAATAGTGATGAGTGGTGGGTCAAGGATATCTTACACGGTAGATGGAATATTAAAGAAACTGCTTCTAAAATATTACAGGCTGCAATTGAAAATCAAGCGACGATTGTCGGAATAGAATCAGGTGCATTAAAGAATGCAATTCTGCCATACTTAGAAGATGAGATGAGGGCAGAAAATAGATGGGTAGTCATAACAGACGTAACCCACGGTGGTAAGAAGAAAGCAGACAGAATTACTTGGGCTCTCCAAGGTAGAATGGAACACGGTAAGATTTCATTTAATAAGGGGAGTTGGAATAAAGACTTTGAATCTCAGTTATTAGAGTTTCCTACGAGCGGAACACACGACGATATGGTGGATAGTCTCGCTTATATAGACCAAGTAAGTGTTGCAGATTTTATACACACTATAGAGTTAGATGATGATTGGCGACCTTCTGACGATATAGCAGGATACTAAAGGATGTGAATGAATATTAACGATTACGAATCAGAAGACGAATATCAAGCTCTTGCTAGTTGGCTATCCGAAAAGTTAGAAGGATGGAGAAACAACAGAGATAATAATAATTTATCACAATGGGATGAATATTATCGTCTATGGCGTGGTCAATGGTCTCCTGAAGACCAAACTAGACAGTCAGAAAAATCTAGAATTATCACGCCTGCTTTACAACAAGCAGTCGAAGCAAGCGTAGCGGAGCTAGAGGAAGCTACATTTGGCAGAGGAAAATGGTTTGACATACAAGATGATATGTTAGACCAAGATAAACAAGACGTAGAGTATATACGTAACCTCCTACAAGAAGATTTAGAAGGTGCAGGATGTAAAGATGCTCTATGTGAAGTATTTCTTAACGGTGCTGTATATGGCACGGGTATTGCTAAGATTATTACTCAAGAGAACATTAAAAGACGTCCAGTAGAGATGCCAGTAGAAGGCACACTTACAAGTACAAGACAGATAGAAGAGTATCCTGAGGTAGAAGTTAAGATTGAAGCTGTATCTCCTAAAGAGTTTCTTATAGACCCAAGTGCTAACACTATTAATGAGGCATTAGGAGTCGCTCACGAGGTATATAAGCCACGTTATATTATAACTGAGGGTATGAATAGTGGTATATACAGAGAAGTTGAATTACCGGCTAATGTTGAAGCTGTAGAGTTAGGGTATGACCCTGATTTTATAGCAATGGATGCTTCAGATAAAATTAAAATATGTGAATATTGGGGTAAAGTACCTAGAAAATACCTAAATTCTTCTGAAGATGAGAATGATTTTGATTATAATGAAGATGAGCTAGTAGAAGCTGTAGTTACACTTGCTAATGGCTCTCATATATTAAGAGCAGAAGAAAATCCATTTATGATGGTTGATAGACCTTTTGTAAGCTATCAACACGACATCGTCCCAAACAAGTTTTGGGGGAGAGGGGTTTGTGAGAAGGGATATAACCCGCAAAAAGCATTAGATGCAGAGATGAGAGCTAGGATTGACTCCTTAGCACTCACTACTACACCAATGATTGCCGCAGACGCTACTAGACTACCGAGAGGAATCAAACTTGAAGTCCGTCCCGGTAAGACTATCCTTACTAATGGAGACCCAAGGCAAGCACTTATGCCTCTAACTCTAGGTTCGACAGACCAAAATACCTACAATCAAGTTGCTTCATTGCAAAATATGATTCAGATGGGTACTGGTTCTGCGGATATGGGTGTTCCGGATAGAGCTACATCTAGTGGTATGTCAATGGTTCAGTCTGCGAGCATTAAGAGACAGAAACGTACTCTAATGAACTTCCAAAATACATTCCTCATACCTATGATTAACAAGAGTATGTGGAGAAAGATACAATTTGATGTAGACAGGTATCCTGTTACTGATTATAAGTTCGTACCATACTCTACTATGGGTATTATGGCTAAAGAGCTTGAAATGCAACAAATGGTTCAAATGCTCCAGTCAATTCCGAAAGATTCTCCTGCTTTCAATGTCTTGTTATTAGCTGTCTTTCAGAACTCTAGTATCCATAATAGAGACCAAGTGGTACAATCACTTATGCAAGGTTTCCAGCCTAATCCTGAACAGCAGCAAATGCAACAGACGGCTCAACAGCTACAAATGCAGCAATTACAGGCTGATATACAAAAGACACTAGCAGAAGCACAGGAAGAACAGGCTAGAGCTATGAAGCACCAAGCAGAAGCAGGGTCATTACAGCCACAGAATGAGCTAGACGTACAAGAAAGAATTATGGGACTACAGAAGAAAATGATGGAACTAGAAAAAATGAAAGCTGATATTGAAAAGCAGTATTCAGAGACAGCTAGGAACATACCTGAAGTAGAACATCTTAAATCGGAGACAGCTTTAAATTATGCCAACGCACTTAGACGCAACGACTAAAGAATATTATAAAGCTAGACAAGATTTAGTAGAACAAGACGGATGGATAGACTTAGTTGAAGAACTAAAAAATCTTGAATCCATTTATAACAAATTAGACTCAATAGAGTCTGAGAAAGACCTTTGGTTTGCCAAGGGTCAGTTGTCAATTTTAAGACAAGTAATTGCCTTAGAAGAAACAACTAAACAAGCGGCAGAAGAACTAGAAATCTAGCCCTGCCATTTTTAACTTCATAACCCTACGGGGCGGAGAATGACAATTATGAGTAATATAGTAGTGGACGCTGATTCGCAAGAATCGCAAGTAGAAGAACCTAACGTAGAAATTTCTAATATAGAAGATAGTACGATAACAGACGATGTAGAGGTAGCAGAAGCATCAGAAGCAACAGATATAGAAGCCAGTACGGATAATGTAGAAGTTGCAGAAGAGTTAAGCATACCCTCTAAGTTTGCCGGAAAATCGACAGAAGAAATTATAGATAGTTATACTAATCTTGAAAAAGAACTTGGACGTAAAGCCCAAGAAGTTGGAGAGCTAAGAAAATTATCAGATAGTTTCCTACAAGCTGAGGTAGCGAGAACCAAGCAAAATCCACAAGATAACACTCCATTAGAAACTAAAGATAATGAGGATACTGATTTCTTTGATGACCCTAATAAGGCTGTCAATAGAATGATTGAGAATCACCCTAAGTTTCAAGAGTTCCAACAGTTTCAAGCTCAACAAGCACAAGCCGGAGCTAAAGCTAGATTGGAACAAACACATCCTGACTTTACTGATGTCGTACAAGACAAAGCATTTCAGGAATGGGTACAAGATAGCCCGATTCGTATGCAGATGTTTCAAGCAGCCGATTCTTATAATTTTGATGCCGCTAACGAATTATTGTCCAATTGGAAAGATAGGTCGATGATTAGTAAGACTCAAGAAGTCAAACAGGCAGCAGAAACAAATAGGAAAGACGCTCTTAAAGCAGCAAGCACGGAATCAAGGTCATCTTCAGGCTCAAACGCAGGAGGAAAGACATATAGAAGAGCTGACCTCATACGTTTAAAAATGGAAGACCCAAGTCGATATGAAGCACTAGAAGACGATATCTATGCTGCATATGCTGACGGTAGGGTTGTTTAATAAAAGCTAATATAACTTATAGGAGTTAATTAAAATGGCAAATATGACAGTTACGACTGCAGCCAAGTTTATTCCAAAACTATGGAGTGACGAGGTAATAGCAACGTATAAAGCAAACCTAGTTGCGGCTAATCTAGTCCGCAATCTAAACCACGTAGGAAAAAAAGGAGACACTATTCACATCCCAACGCCGGGACGTAATGCTGCAAGTGCGAAAGTTAAAGACACAGCAGTTACGCTTGTAGTAGATACTGCAGTACACACAGATGTAGTAATCAACAAGCACTTTGAATGGTCGACACAAATTGAAGATATTGCAGAACTTCAGGCATTAAATTCAATGAGACGTTTCTACACCGATGATGCTGGCTATGCACTCGCAAAGCAAGTTGATTCTCAATTAGTTACTGATATGGATGGTGCAGCAGCACTAACTGGCGGTAACGCAGTAATTGCAAGTGTAACAGACTGGGACACAGCAATTCTAACTGCAATCGAAAATCTTAATGATGCTAATGTTCCGGTAAATGACCGTTCTATCATTGTAACGCCTTCTTGTATGACGGCACTTATGAAAGAAGAGCGTTTCACAGAACAAGCCTTTATCGGTAGCGGTAATGCAATTAAGACTGGTAAAATTGGTATGATTTACGGAGTAGACGTTTATATGTCTACACAAGTAGGTACTGGTAATACTGAAAAAGCATTCTTGTTCCAAAAAGATGCTTTGGTACTAGCTACACAACAAAATATCCGTACACAGACTCAGTATGTACAATCTCAACTAGCAGATTTGTTCACGGCTGATACTGTTTATGGAACTAAAGTTGTACGTCCGGGTTCAATCCAAGAGATGACATCGTAGTTTTAACCACGGAGCTCTCCTCGAAAGGGGAGAGTTTCATATTAAACCTAGGAGATTTGTATGAAAAAGAGTAGAAAGAGAAGGATTTACCCAACTAGAAGGCAAAAATTATTTCTTGCAGTATTACGCATACGTCAGAGGATTACATAATGAGTATTGATAGAGGACACGGAATTGCAACATCATCAGTATTGGCTGACAGTTATGACTTAGATGCACTAATTGCAGATACTGAGGCAGCCAAAGTTGCCGCCCAGACAGCCAAAACTAACGCAGAGACTGCAGAAACTAACGCAGCTACAAGTGCTACAGCTTCAGCTACAAGTGCTACAGCCTCGGCTACAAGTGCTACAGCTTCAGCAGCTAGTGCAGCTAGTATAACAGGAGATGCAGCAGCAGCCGCAGCTAGTGCCACAGCAGCAGCCAATAGTGCCACAGCAGCAGCTACTTCTAAGACGGGTGCAGATACAGCTAAAACTGGAGCAGATACAGCTAAAACAGCAGCAGAGGCAGCTAAAACTGCAGCAGAGACCGCAGAAGCAGCAGCTTTAGTATCTAAGAATGCAGCAGCAACAAGTGCTAGTGGTGCTTCTACTTCAGCTTCTACTGCTACAACACAGGCGTCTACGGCTACAACTAAAGCCTCAGAAGCGTCTACATCAGCTACTAACGCAGCATCAAGTGCTACAGCAGCAGCCTCTAGTGCGACATCTTCTGCTAGTTCAGCAACATCAGCATCAGGTAGTGCTACAACAGCAACTACTAAAGCAGGTGAAGCGTCTACTTCAGCAAGCACGGCAACAACTAAGGCTAGTGAAGCCGCTACGTCAGCAACAGCTTCAGCTACATCAGCAACAGCCGCAGCAGCTAGTGCGACAGCCGCAGCAGCAACTAAAGACTCAATAGATGAGTTCTATCTAGGAGCTCAAAGCTCTAATCCTACAGTAGATAATAATGGTGATGCAGTTACAACGGGTGATTGGTACTTTAATACCTCTTCAAACGAAACTAGAATTTATAACGGTTCTGCTTGGCAAGTAACAGTCATATCAACTTCAGGTTTAGTTAGTAAGACATCAGCCACAGGTTCAGCAGAGTTACCAGCAGGTACAACAGGTCAAAGAGATGGCTCACCTTCTGCTGGTTTTATGAGATTTAACACAACAGACACAAGTGCTGAGATTTACGATGGTTCAGCTTGGTCTCCAGTAGGCGGTGGTAACACTACAGACAAAGGTCTATACGAACACGCACACACCATAGCAGCTAACTATAGCATAACAAGTGGCAACAACGCTATGACTGCTGGTCCGATTACAATCAATTCAGGGGTGTCGGTCACAATACCTACTGGTTCAACTTGGGTGATAGCATAATGGCAAAAGTTAAAATACAAGGCAACGCATCAGGCACAGGAATACTAACAGTAACTGCTCCTAATACGAGTACAGACAGAACAATAACATTACCTGACTCGACAGGAACATTATCAGTTGACAAATCTATTACTGATAATGGTAATGCTACTGCTATGACTATTGGTGCAGATGAAAATATAGGTATTGGAGTAGTTCCTAAGGCTTGGCATAGTAGTGGTGTAGCGTTACAGGTCGGTGCTGGAGGTTGTGTTAAAGGACATACTACGGATGAGCGAGTAGCATTACTCTCAAATGCTTATGAAGCAGCATCTGATGGAAACTGGAAGCGTGTTTTAACAGGATTAGCAGCCAATGTGAATATAGACAATGGTGTAGTTAATTTTGAAACAGCAGTTACAGGTTCAGCTGATAGTAATATTACTTGGACCAACCCTGTACAAATTGATTCAGAGGGTATTAAGTTTAACGGTGACACAGCAGCAGCCAATGCTTTAGACGATTATGAGGAAGGCAGTTTTACTCCAGTTTTTACAGGCTCTAGTGGAAGTGCTGGTTCTTATGATACTGGTGAACACGAAGCACGGTACACAAAAATTGGTAGGTTAGTTACTATTCAATTCAAAATTACCTTAACTAATAAAGGTTCTTGGGGTGGTGAAGTTAGATTTACTACATTGCCATTTAGTGTTTCAGACACAATGCCAGCTACTGGTAGTGTTACCTTGGCGTATGTAGATGTACCTGGTGATGCAAGTAACCATAATGTTTATGTAACTAGTGGTGTTACATATTGGAGAGTTCAATATACAACAGATAACAATGCTACAAGTATGGTTCTGCTTAGTGAAACAGCAAATAATGCAGTTTTTGCGGGAACATTTACTTATACAACAAACGCTTAATTATTCTAAGTAGATTCTTAGAACGGACATTTAACAACAGGAGAATGCAATGGCATTAACAAAAGAAACAGTAATAGACAAGATTGAAGTATTAGAGATGGGGCAATTGCAAGTACGCACAGCAACAAGAGTCAAGGAAGATGGAGCAGTATTGTCATCATCATTTCATAGACACGTTGTAGAACCTAGCACTAAAGCTAGTGGTTCTTGGGCAGACACAGACATTAGTGGTGAAGATGCTAGAGTACAGGCAGTAGCTAATGCGACTTGGACTGACTCAGTAAAGACAGCTTATCAAGCAATGATAGATGCAAACAGTTTATAGGAGTAACGTAGATGGCACTAACAATTAATGGTACAACTTCAGGAGTATCTCTAAAGACTGACACCAGTAACATTGGACTAGGTGCTAACGCAGTAGACTCAATTACTACAGGTGACTATAACGTAGGTATTGGTGACAATGCTGGTACTGCTATAACTTCTGGTGCAGAAAATACAGCTCTTGGTGCTGATGCTTTAATAGCCAATACAACTGCATCTAAAAATACAGCAATAGGTGCTTATACTTTAGTAGCTAACACTACAGGTGCTGAAAATACAGCAGTTGGTAAACAGGCTTTATATTCTAATACCACAGCATCTAACAACACAGCAGTAGGAACTAATGCTTTATTAGCTAACACTACAGGTGCAGACAACACAGCTACAGGTTATATATCACAAACCAACACTACTACAGGTTCAGATAATACTAGCTTTGGTTCTCATTCATTAAAAGAAAATACGACAGGATATAACAACACAACTGTTGGTAAAGATTCTATGAAAGAAACTACCACAGGTAATAACAACACCTCAGTTGGTCACTCAGCTTTAAAAGCCAACACTACAGGTATTGAAAATGTTGCGGTGGGTAGATTAGCATTAAATAAAAATACAACTGGTGATTGGAACACAGCAATTGGTAGAGCAGCACTAGAATTTGCTACTACAGCAGATTACAACACAGCGGTTGGTAGAAGTGCTTTAGTTGCTACTACAACTGGAAATCAAAATACAGCTGTAGGTGCTTTATCATTAGATGCTAATACTACTGGTGCTGCTAATGTAGCTATGGGTGTTGGTTCTTTAGGAGCTAATACTACTGCGAGTAACAATACTGCTCTTGGATATGCTAGTTTAAACGCTAACACCACGGGTGTTGATAATGTAGCGGTAGGAAAAAGTGCTTTACTAGCTAATACAACAGCTTCTCAAAACACAGCTATAGGTAGAGAGGCTTTATTTACTAACACCACGGGTGCTGATAATGTAGGAATTGGTGCAGCTTCTTTATACTTGAACACCACAGGACATAACCACACAGCAGTTGGTAGAAGTGCTATGATAAATAACACTACTGGCACTCATAGTACCGCACTTGGTTCAACTGCTTTACAAGCTAATACAACAGGCGGTGCTAATGTTGCTGTTGGCTCAAGAGCATTAGAAGCTAATACGACAGCTTCAAGTAACGTAGCTGTTGGTTATAAAACATTGCTTTCTAACACTACAGGCTCACAAAACACAGTTCTTGGTAGAGAGGCTGGTGATAACATTACCACAGGAGATGCTAATACTATTATAGGTTATGATGCAACTGAAGGTATATTAACAACAGGAAGTAATAATGCTTTTATTGGAGCTTTTGTTAGACCTAATAATGCCTCTTGTAATAATGCTTTTGGTTTTGGTTACAATATAGTAGCAGAAGATAGCTACACTACTATAGGTTACGGAACTAGTGAAATAAGAACTTCACACGGCTCTACATCTTGGGCAACTGTGTCAGATGAGCGTTACAAAAAAGACATAGTTGACTCTACAGCTGGACTTAGTTTTGTTAATGCTCTTAAACCTAGAACATTTAAGTATAAAAACTTAGGTGAACTACCAAATACATTTAACGCATACAAAGAAGGCTCTACTGAAGTCTTTAAGAATTCTAATACCAACCACGGATTTATAGCACAGGAAGTTAAGGTTGCTATAGATGCTGATTCTAGTATTAAAGACGGATTTAAATTGTGGGATGACAGAGAAGATGGCTCACAAGAAGTAGCAGAAGCAGCACTAATCCCAATATTAGTCAAAGCAATACAAGAATTATCAGCAAAGAACGAGGCTTTGTTGACTAGAATTGAAGCCCTCGAAGGATAACACAGGAGTAAGTAATGGATGTAGAAATGACAGCAGACGAAGTAGCAGCAGCTTATGTAGCTATGGGTCATTCAGTAGATGAAGTCAACAGCAGTAAAGGTGCTGATGAAACTGATGATGAATTTGCAGCAAGAGTAGCTAGGAATAAAGAACACCTAGTATTAATGAAAGCAAAGAAAAAGATAGATGGCACAACATCTATTTGGACAAGCGAGAGCTTTACAGCAATTGATGCAGCTATAGCATCTTAACTTAGGAGTAGACGATGGCTAAAAAACAAAAAGAAAAGCCTGTAATCACAATAGACGACAAAGAATTTAATATTGAAGATATGACAGGTGAACAACAAGCAATGATAAACCACATTAACGATTTAGATAGGAAGATTGCACAGAGTCAATTTAACCTAGAACAATTAACTTTTGGTAAGAATGCTTTTGTAAATTCTCTAAGTCAATCTTTGGAAACTTAGGAGTAATAAATGTCAACAATCAAATCATCTAACGAACACCTTACGCTGAACGCAGATGGTTCGGGCAAGGATATTAAGTTTCAAAGCAATGGCTCAGAGGTAGCCAGTATAAGTGATGGTGGTGTAGTAACTGCCACTAGCTATGCTGGTAGTGGTGCTAACTTAACTGGTATTTCAAGTGTAGGTGGAGCTACAGGTGTAGACTTTAACGATAATGTTAAAGCTAGATTTGGTACAAGCAATGACTTAGAAATATACCACGATGCTACAAACTCTTTATTAGTAAATAACACAGGTGGTTTAAGACTTTGTTCAGATACTGTATATTTTAGAAATGCTGCTAATAATGAAAATGGATTAGTATTTACTGCTGATGGCTCAGTAGACCTATACCATAACAATGCTAAGAAATTTGAAACAACTGCTGATGGTGTAACAGTATCAGGCACTACAGTAATGACTGGTTCAGGACAAACTGGTGGCCCAGCTTCATCAGGCACAACGCAAGTAGACACAGTTGCAGAGTTTTCTGGTGCTGGAAACCAAAGACTTTATGTTGGTAATGATACTTCTAGTAATACTATGTGGTTACAGAACAATAATCCAGGTTCTTTAGATGTTAACTACGCTATAAACCTTCAACCAAATGGTGGATTACTTTATGTTTCAAAAGGTAATGCTGGCGATTTGCGTGTTGGAAATTTTGTAGCTAACGGAACTGGTCAAGGCATTAAAATTATGTCAGATGGTAATCAAGGTTCAATAATAATAGAAACACATTTAACAACTAATAGAACTATGTTTTCGTTGGTAAATGGAAACGGTACTATTGGCACTATTTCAACAAGTGGCTCTTCAACATCATATAACACTTCGTCAGATTACAGGTTAAAAGAAAATGTAGACTACACTTGGGATGCTACAACAAGACTTAAACAACTTAAACCAGCTAGATTTAATTTTATAGCAGACGACACTAATACCCTTGTTGATGGCTTTTTAGCACACGAAGTATCAAGTGTAGTTCCCGAAGCTATTAATGGTGAAAAAGATGCTATGCAACCAGCAGTTTTATATACTGCAAATGATGATATACCTGAAGGAAAAGAAGTAGGCGATGTTAAATTTGCTGAAACTATAGCTTCACAAAGCATAGACCAAAGCAAACTTGTACCTTTATTGGTTAAAACAATTCAAGAGTTAGAGGCTCGTATAACTGCACTAGAAGCCTAATGTCTGACAGACTGCGTAACAATGTAATAGCTGGGTTTATAGTTGTAGCTTTTTGGATAGTGTTTGTATTGCCAGTAATGGCTGCTGACCCTATTGTTACAAACAGTACAAGTAATAGCACAGTAACTACAAGTACAGATACTAAGAGTACAATAAGGACTAACCCACCTAGTGCAATTAGTCCGAGCATTAACGCAAGCAATAGTGACTTATGTATGGTAGGTGTTAGTGGAGCAGTACAGACACAGATACTAGGTATCAGCACAGGACAGGCTTACTCAGATGAGAACTGTATGAGACTTAAGAATGCAAAGGTACTCTATGATATGGGTATGAAGGTAGCAGCAGTTGCTTTGATGTGCCAAACGAGGTCGGTGTTTGACGCAATGAAATTTGCAGGAACTCCCTGCCCGATAAACTCGCCCACTACAGGTGAGGGGCTGATAGGACAAGAAGCTACAGCAGAATGGAGACTGAACCCTAAGAAGATTCCAGAAAAACAACAATCTTCTAATATGAACAGAGGAGTATTTCTTGAAAAGTTGGTTAGTGGCATTCTTGGTGTTATCTTGCTCGCTATCCTCGTGGTCTGACCCAGAGATAATTGAGCATCAGATTGCAGA